TTGTTCCAAACGATTTCGGAGTTGATCGTGACGATTGGGTAAAAGTCAATGAAGATAATGAGCTTTGGATTAGATTAGTCTAAATTTGACTTTCTTGATGTTAGAGTATATAATATAGTATATTCTACAGAAACGGGGACCAAAAAACCAAAAAACCGTCCAAAGCCGTGAAACCCCTAAAGAAGAAAACTCTAAACATATGAGAAAAGATCAGAATGAATCTTTAGAATCATGGGCAAAAAGAGTGGAAGAATATGAATTAAAGAATGCTAAAAAGGCATTGGCTAAGGGTGAAGATATAAATCTAGTTTTAGAAGTGATGTCAATCAATATAGTTAAGAAAATGATGCATCATATGTTAGTTAATATTAGAAACAAGAAAGGTGATTGAAATGAAACAAACTCTAAATGAAGTAATGATTCCATGCGGTTGCGGTAGATCTACAACTGGATATTGCATTGGTCTACATAAGTTATCGGAACAAGAATATACAGAGCGCTGCAAACAAATGAATGAAACACTAGGCAAAACCGAAACAGGTACATCAAATCATGAATAATTTGAATGTTGATAATTATCAGCCATGGTACGCCTCGGCAAATGACGAGGAGAAGGCAGAATTCCGCGAATGGTTGCGTGGCGTATTGAAGTCCGAAACTGTTTGCTTGACTTTCAAGAAGAAAGATGGTACAATAAGGGAAATGCGATGCACTCTTAAAGAATCAGAGCTACCCGTACAGGAAGAAAAGACAACAACTGTTGTTCGTAAAGAGAATTTGGATTCTCTTCCTGTATTTGATCTTGACAAGAAAGAGTGGCGAGCATTTAGGTTTGATTCAGTTCAAAAGATCGAGTTTACAATCGGAGTTTAAAGGATAAAAATGGCTACCCAAAGACAACATAGAATCGCTTCAGAATTTGCATCCGAACCAAGCGTCGCTAAACTGATTCCTGGTAATGATAATTATACTACAGAGCTTATTCGGTTGAATAATTGGTATAGCTATGAAAAGACTCGTAAGGATGCCTACAAGTATCATATCGACTATTCCAAAAAGTTTCGAAATACAGATCTAAAATATCTTAGTTTGGTCGACGAACGAGATGTTGATACTACTCTTTGCTGGATGTCGCGTATTAAAATGCGCGATATCATGTTTTCTGATGCACATGAAGAAACATTGAACAAATACTATGATAATCTTGTTCAAAAAGGTAAAGATATCTTCGAACAAAAAAATAAACAAACTAAAGTAGCTGCTGTTACAGCAGCTCCTACTAAGACCATCCAAGAATCACTGCAAGAAAAGATTTCAGATTTCCTTGGCGATTTGGAAGGTCACATTGATGACTTTATTGCTGCAGGTTGTAAAACTGATTTTTCGTTGTATAATCATTTGAAGTTTCAACATCTTGCACCTCAATATGCAACTGCAGCTAAAGAGTTGATGGGTAAAAAATTGGAAGAGCTAAATGACATTCCAAATAATAAACAATTGCAAGAAGGTTATGCGTATTTAGGTAAACGTGGTCTAAATGCTTATATCAAATTACTCACAGGATTTGTTGAAGATTCTGATAAATACTTAGTATTTAAGAAAGCAAATCGTAAGCCAAGGGTTGTTAAAGAAAAACCCGCAGGTGTACAAGTTAAGTCTATTAAATATAAGACAAACGATACAGAATTGGGTATTAAATCGGAAGTTCCTAGTAGCATGATTGGTGCAGAACAAGTTTGGTTGTTCAATACTAAGAACAGAAAACTTTCGGTTTATGTTTCGGAATCAACTAAAGGATTGCAGGCAAAAGGAACTGCATTGCAATCATGGTCCCCCGAAAAATCTAAACAAAAAACTCTTCGTAAACCGGCAGAACAAATTAAAGAAATGCTGGCATGCGGTAAGGTTAAATTGAGAACCTTCATGGATACAATTAAATCTAAAGAGCAAGCAGTTAATGGTCGTTTGAATGAAGATACGATTATTTTAAAGGTGGTTAAGTAATGGCTTTACAATTAAGTTGGTGTCAATTAGTTAGGATTATTTTATCCCAAGTTGGAGGTAATCCTCTTCAACAAGTTTATTCTCAGTTGAATCAAGGCCTGCCTGCAATTATGCCGAAATCTGGTATACTACCTGCAGGCTTATCTGATATTAAAAATATGGTGGATACTTTCACTAATGTTATTCATCAAGCACAGGCAGCAGCAAATGATTTTAGTGATACTATTAATAGAGTAGCTGGGCAGTTTTATGAAAATCCTATGGGTACAGCTTGCCAAGGTACACTTGATGCAATTGATGCAAGAATTTTAGTATTAGATGGTTATCTCGCCCAGGAACATTTACCGCAAATTGATCGTGATAGATATACTGCAGAAAAAGCTAAACTTGTTTCCACCAGAGCCAGCGTGGTTACATTTAAATCTAATACTGATAGATTATCTGGAGTAAGTTCTCCCAATTCTGCAAGTCAGTCTGAATGTTCTTTGCAAGACTTATTGGGGAATGGTTGTACTGCAAATGGAGATGTTCCTGATGTTAATATTAAAAATTTAATAGATTCGCTAAAGCAAGGAGATCTAATTAATGCCATTAAGAATAAGATAACTAATGCTACGGGTTTAGATGATCTTACTGTTGCAGTAAATGATTTCCAAACGTCTATAGAGCGATTTAATACTAGCTTTACTACTCAATTAAATAAAGCTGCACTTACACAAGCAATATCCGGCCAATTGACTTCAATTGTATTTAATCTTTTATCTGGATGCGGCAATCAAGTCTTAGATTTGACAGTTAAAAAGAGTGTTAAAGATACCATTGCCCCTTATGTTGCCCTAATGGAACAACAAAAAATGGGTGTAGGCATTTTAAGTGAAGCTGGTACTATAACTAAACCTACCGATACGCAGGTAACGCCTACCACTGTGCCTAGACCCACTGTTATTATTTCAACAACAAACGCGAGCATTTTATGATTATTGTGGATTTTAACCAAACTGCTATTTCTAATCTTATGGCAGAAATTGGTAGTCGAAAAGATATTGAGGTACAACCCGATTTACTTCGACATATGATTTTAAATTCTATTCGAGGATATAAACAAAAATTCGGAAAAGAATACGGTGAGCTTGTTATTGCTTGCGACAATCGAGAATACTGGCGTAAACAAAAATTCCCATTATATAAGGCCGGTAGGAAAAAGGCGCGCGAAGAATCTGGTCTCGATTGGAAATCTATCTTTGAAACTCTAAACAGTATTCGTGAAGATATTGCTGCTTATTTTCCTTATAAAGTTTTAGATATTCCGGGTGCAGAAGCAGATGATGTAATTGCTGTTATGGCAAAGTGGTCTCAGACTAATGATACGTCGAATTTACTTTTTGACGAAGCTAAACCATTCTTGATTATTTCTGGAGATCACGACTTTATCCAGTTACACAAATATAGTAACGTAAAACAATTTTCTCCTGTTCAAAAGAAATTTGTAAAAGCAGAGATGACTCCTGCAATGTACATCTTTGATCATACGCTTCGTGGGGATAAAGGCGACGGTATTCCTAACGTGTTATCTGCGGATGATAGTATTGTCACTAATACAAGACAAAAACCTATCGCATCTAAAAAGGTTGAAGAGTGGTTCAAGAATGCTGAAAGCATGCCAAAAGATGCAGAGTTTCAGAAAAATTATGAACGTAATAAGTCTCTCATTGATTTCGATTATATACCAAAAGAAATTTCTGAAGCAATCATAAATACGTATGAGGCATTGCCCAATAAGGATAAAAGTAAATTATTGAATTACTTTATTGAGCACAAGATGAAAAATATGTTAGAAATTATAGAGGAATTTTAAAATGAGAACTACTATCCCACAAATTCTTGAAGCAGTAGAATTAGCTACTACTAAAGAAAAAAAGATCAAGACATTACAGGCATATGATCACCCTGTATTAAGAAGCATCCTTCAAATGAATTTTAATCCTGATATTAAAGTTTATTTGCCTGAAGGTGCGCCCCCATATAAATGTGATAAAGAAATTCCAATCGGATATTCTGATACTAATCTATTTGCAGAATTTAGACGTTTCTACATTTGGTTAGATCAAGGTAGTAAGATTAACGCACTTCGTAAGGAACAACTGTTTATTCAGTTTTTAGAAGGTATCCATTGGACAGAAGCAGAAGTAATTATTTTATCTAAAGATAAAAAGCTACAAACAAAATTCAAATCCATAAAAGAAGATCTCGTAAGAGAAGTTTGGCCAGATCTTCTTCCTGCAAAAAAAGTGGTTAAGGAAATCAAACCAAAAAAAGCAGAGGCTTCTTTAGGCGATTCCTCGCAAAGTTTAACAGAAGCAGACAGCCAGTCGCCGACAACGTAATTATACCTTGGTCTGTGAGCGAGGATTACTTGGATGATGATGTCGTAGAACCCAGAATATTTAATCATAGTCGTTATCGAGCATTTGACAAGTATTGATTTTTATTATATAATATAGTATGTAAATATTGAGGATTATTATGACCATGCATATTGTTGCCCCTTGGGTAACTTCTGTAAGTAAAAAATCAAAAAAGCAAAAATGGAGATCTGCGGATAAGAAAAAACAGTCCGCAATTCTTGATAAAGAGTGGCAGGACTTACTAAATAAGTATCCCCCACTTAATGTTTCTGCGTCTTCGAAAATTTTTAAATCTGAAGTGCAAAATATTAGGCAAGTTCCTCACGTTCCTAGCAAACCCGATTCTGTACTTGGACCTATTTCTTCAAAACAAATTCCAAAATATACAGGTACAAAAATTATCGGTATTGGTACAATGCACAAATCCAACGCTGTACCGATCTTTAGTGACGAGGAAGCAAAAGAAATTTCTAATATGAGGAGAGGTTAATGAAAGTTGTTTTAGTTACAGGTGGGTTTGATCCTATTCATTCTGGTCATATTAAGTATCTTAAAACTGCAAAATCTATGGGTGATACTTTAATTGTTGGCGTAAACTCCGACGAGTGGTTAACAAGGAAAAAGGGTCGACCATTCTTGCCTGCACATGAACGAATCAATATTATACAAAATTTGGGCATGGTGAATCATGTTATTGAATTTGATGATAAAGATGGGTCTGCAAGAAAAGCAATTGGTATGGTTAGAGCAATGTGCCCATACGATACTATTATTTTTGCAAATGGTGGCGATAGGACTCGAGAAAATATTCCTGAAATGGATATTCAGGATAACAATTTAGAATTTGCATTTGGTGTAGGTGGTGAAGACAAATCTAATTCTTCATCATGGATTCTTGAAGAATGGAAGTTACCTAAGACCATTCGGCAATGGGGTTACTATCGAGTTTTATTTGAACCCAACAAACAAGTTAAGTTAAAAGAATTGACAGTATTGCCTGGTCAAAAATTGAGCATGCAAAGACATCAAGAAAGAAAAGAATTCTGGTTTGTTTCCGAAGGCCAAGCAACAGTATACAGTATGGATGAATCCAATGTTACTTTAATTGGTACTTACAATGAACAAGAACATTTACATATCGGTTTAGGTCAGTGGCACCGACTATGTAATGAGACAGATAAGCCACTGAAAATTATCGAAATCCAATATGGATCAGCTTGTTATGAAGAAGACATTGAAAGGAAAACCGTATGAATAGTAATATTATCCCTAGCAGCCCTGTTGATCGTAAAGCAATTTATGAGGCAATTAAAGAGATTTCAAATTCCCTTGTGCGCGTTGAAGGTGAACGAGATTTTATTAAAGAGGCAGTCAATGAAACTTGTGAGAAATATGAATTAAGTAAAAAGACTTTTCGTAAAATGGTTAAGGTTTATCACAAACAAAACTATAATCAACAAAAAGAAGAGTTTTCTGAATTCGAAACTATGTATGAAACTATCACCAACACTACAACTATGAAATCGGAGAGTACAGATGTCTAAATTTATGTTTATTAAAAAAGATACCGCCGACTTGGCCACCGAAACAAATCATACAGTCTCTATGCAATTTGATGAGATCTATTTAGATTCTGTTATTAGCAATTTTCAAGATTTCCTTAAAGGGTGTGGATTTGTATTTTCTGGAGAATTACAAATCGTAGAAGAGGAAAAAGTGCCGGCTCATAGTAAGCATTACTATGATACCACTAGGAATCTATAATGTATTATCAATATATTTTAGAAGCTAAATTTTTAGATAAACTTAATAGAACTCGACGAAAAACTATTGTAGGCGTTTATCGATCCATACAAGATGCTGAAGTAGCCAAGACAAAAGTATTGTCCGAAAATACTGAGTATAAAGTATCATTTGGATTAAAAGAACATTGGCTTTTAAACTTTGCTTGACTGCTTAGAGTTTTGATTATATAATAAGACAAATACCCAATAGGAACTATCATGAGCACATTCAAAATTATTGAACAATTGACGTCAACTAATTCTCGTCTAGCAAAAGAGGAAATTCTCAGAAATAATTTGAATGATACTCTTTTAAAAGAAGTTATTAGAATTACGCTTGATCCGTTCACTCAGTTTTATATTAGGAAAATTCCTGTATATGAAAACGTAGCCCCTGCTTCGATTACATTGAAAGACGCAATCGAAAAATTGGGTGATTTGTCTTCTCGTAAATTTACCGGTCATGCAGCCATCGACCATCTCAAATCTATCTTAGAAGGGTGTGACATTTATGATGCAAAAGTCATTGAGCGTATTATTGCAAAAGACCTCAAGTGTGGAGTTTCAGATGCAACCGCAAACAAAATCTGGCCCAATCTTGTCCCCGAATACCCGTGTATGTTGGCTTCTGGATTCGACGAAAAGCTCATCAACAAAATCAAATGGCCAGCATTTGTTCAACACAAACTCGACGGCATGCGATTCAATGCAATCGTCCGTGGAGACAAGGTAGAGTTTAGATCTCGTAACGGTAAAGAATTAACTATACCTAACGCAGAGTTTAATATTCCATTCATTAAATTAGCCGAAGCCTATGGTAAGGATATGGTGTTTGATGGTGAACTTCTTGTAGTCAATGAAACAGGAAAGCCCGTCAATCGACAAACAGGCAACGGTATTCTTTCTAAGTCCATTAAAGGTACTATGCAATCTGCGGATGCTCAGAACATTAGAGCAACACTATGGGATGCTGTTGGGTTTGATAGCTTCCTCGCAGGCGTCGATAAGACATCATACAAAGATCGTCTTTATAATCTGGCTAGTGCAATTCAAACAGCAAATGATGGTATTAGTCATCTAAAGCATTACATCGAATTGGTATATACCAGAGAAGTTGATAGCTTAACCAAAGCGGAAGAAATATTTGAAAAATTTCTTGCAAAGGGTGAAGAAGGCATTATTCTAAAAACGAAGGATGCTATTTGGGAAGGTAAGAGGTCTAAGCAACAAATTAAGTTTAAGGGTGAACTTGAATGCGATTTAGTTTGTGTAGATTGGGAAGAGGGTACGGGTAAAAATGTTGGTCGTTTAGGTGCGTTGGTTCTTGAATCTGCGTGCGGAGAACTTCGAACAAATGTAGGTACTGGATTTACTGATGCCCACCGCCAAGAATTTACCAAAGAAAAAGTTGTTGGTAAAGTTGTCACCGTAAAATATAACAGTAAGATTAAAGACAGAGGCGGTAATACGTGGGCTTTGTTCTTGCCTGTATTTATAGAATTACGAGATGACAAAAATATTGCAGATTTGTTGGACAAAATTAAATAATCATAAATATTTGAGAGTAGATAAAAAGGACTCTCAAATATGTCTGCAGAAATTTATAAATTCCCTAGAAAAAAACCTTTAAAGGGATTTAGAATACCTCTATATGATGAAGGACAAGTATATTTAGTTTTAATGGTAGTAAATACATTTGGATCTTATTCTGAAAAAATTACCGAAAAAACTCTAAACGATATAGATCCTCTTGATATAATAGACTGTATAAGCCAAGCACGCGCATCTCAAATTTTCTCAACAAAAACAAAACAACTATTACATATTATATTGACACACATCGAAACTGTTGAACAATGAATATTTTCTATTTACATAATGATACTAAGACATGCGCAGAAATGCATAATAATAAGCATGTTGTAAAAATGATACTTGAATATGCACAACTACTTTCTACTGCCCATCGTGTTCTTGATGGGAATATCGTTACTAGCCACAGTAAAACTGGTCGAAAACAAAGTCGATATGTTCTTTCTGATGACCGTGATACTATGCTATATGCTTCTACTCATATCAACCATCCTTCCGCAATTTGGGTAAGAAAACGAGAATCTCACTATCGTTGGCTATTTGGATTGTGGATTAATCTGATGGATGAATATACTTATCGCTATGATAAAGTTCATGCATCATCTAGACTTATCTCATATCTAAATAAACCTCCTGCAAATATTGAATTTGGCGGTGGATTTGATGCACCCACACCCGCCATGCCAAAAGAATTTATTGTCAATGGCGATTCAAAACAATCCTACATAAATTATTATTTAGGCGCCAAGCGGCATTTAGCCTCTTGGAAAAAACGAGAAGTACCTAGTTGGTACATATAATAAATAATTTTGTAAATAAGGAAAATTGATGCCGATCTATACATTTTTAAACCTCGAATCTAAAGAGATAGAAACACATAACTTCTCTATGTCTAGCTACGATGAGTTTACTAAAAATAATCCTCAATTACAAAGATATCACGAACCCGGTATTTCCGCCACTATCGGCGATCCCGTAAGACTGGGCATAAGAAAAACTGATAACGGCTTTAAGGAAGTCTTGTCTAAAATTGCAAGTGCAAATTATAGAAGCAATCTAGCAGATAAACTAAGCCGAAAATAAAATGAAATTCCCCCATATTATAAATCCGACGGAGGACAGTGCGTAAACGCAATAAACCTGTCCTCCTGTGTCATACTAACAACAGAGGGCATTACATGGCAAAAAAGAAATCGAATTTTCATCAGGATTCTAACCAACAAAAATCTCAGTATCAGAATCCAGAAAATCAAAATTTTCAATCTGCAAATAACACCAGATTGAAAATAAGATTAGATGATATGAAAACAATCGAGCCATTGACGAATAACCAAAAAGAATTTTTCGACAAATATGATAACTCAAGAATAATGATGTTATTGGGTGTTGCGGGAACAGGCAAAACATTCATTGCAGTCTATCATGCGTTAGAAGAAGTTTTAGATAAAGAAAGTAATTACGACAAATTAGTTATAGTTAGATCAGCAGTTCCTAGTAGAGAGATTGGCCATTTACCTGGAGATGAAAAGGATAAGGTTGAAGTATATACACAACCATATGTTTCAATATGCGAAGATTTATTTGGCAGATCTGATGCATTTCAAAGATTAAGCGAACAAAAGGCAATTTACTTTATGCCCACATCGTTTATTCGAGGAATTACTTTAGATCATTCTATCATTATCGTTGACGAATGTCAAAATATGACAGACATGGAATTAAATTCTATTATCACTCGAGTAGGTAAAAAATCAAAAATAATTTTTTGCGGAGATTTTAGACAGACAGATTTAAATAAGAAAAACGACGTATCGGGATTAAAGAAGTTTCTCGGTATTGCGGAACAAATGAAATCTTTTAGTATCTTCGAATTTGATGTTGAAGATATTGTCAGATCAGACATTGTTAAAGAATACATTTTAGCAAGATTAAAATACGAAGACCAATACGAATAAAAATGTTTAACCATATACATCATGATATACCAAAACTTGAACGTGACACTCAACCCGACGGTACAAGATACTATAAAACACCGTCGGGTAAATCCTATCCCTCCGTTACAACCGTTACAGGATTGCTTAAAAAAGATGGCATCCTCGAGTGGAGAAAACGGGTGGGAGAGGAAGAGGCAAATCGAGTCTCAAGAAAAGCAGCCGCAAGAGGCACTCGTATACACACGCTATGCGAAAATCATCTATTAAATAATGACGTTACTCCTAATATGTTTGATCACGATATGTGGAGTACACTAAAACCTGAACTAAAAAGAATAAATAACATACACGCACTAGAGACTGCATTATATTCGGATCATCTACAAGTAGCCGGCACTGTAGATTGTATTGCAGAATTTGATGGTGTATTATCTGTTATAGATTTTAAAACTTCTATGCGGGTTAAAGAGCGCCAGGATATTTACGACTACTTTATGCAATGTTCTGCGTATGCCGTTGCTTTTGAAGAACGAACAAAAATCCCTGTACCACAACTTGTAATTATAATGGGTGTCGATGAATCATATCCCAGAATATTTGTAGAAAAAAGAAATAGTTGGATAGGTCCTTTTAAAGCATTGCGAATGGATTATAGGAATAAAAAAGGTATTTGATATGTACGTATCCAATGATGTAGAAATACAAAATTTTTGTTTGGATATGGAAAGTCTAAACCCAAAGTATAAAGAAGTATCAGCAAAATTAAAAAATAATTCTATATCTAAGGATAGGGTATTATTTAGTTTTGATGTTAATCAAATATCATATGATGTTGCAGAAAAAATATTAAGACGATATAATTTTCCTGACGACAATATTGTCGAATTGATGATAAAGATTTTCGAATCTGAGCGGGTTCTTTTTTCCATAGATAAAGAAAATAAAAAAAGCACATTTAAAGTTTATGTGGAAGCATTTGCTTGCGATGATTTTAAATCGGATAATTTTTATGAGAGTATCCGAGGGTTTAAATGGGATAAACGCGCAAAATCTTTAGTAGAAACTACCTATTATGTTGCGATTGCAACTTCGTTAGAAAATGTTTTAGTGGTAGCTAAAATGTGCGGAATACAAAAAGAAGAAATTCCTAGTAGTATTTTGAATACATGTAATGAGGGAACACAAATTTATTATGTTGTAGATAAAAACACAAATAGAAAATCAATTTGTATTAGATTAGAAGATTTCTTTTTAGAAGATTTAGATAATAAAGATTTACAAAATACGTTGATAGATTTTAAATATTGTCGTATTCGACATTTTCAGATAGGTATAGATAAAAATCAAGAAAAGTTTTTTACATTCTATTTTAGAAACGGTAAACAAAAGATTGACATCTAATTAAAAGTATGTTACAATATAAATAAGTTGAACAGCGTAAACTGTTATTAGGAAAAGTATTCAAGACGCGGGGGCAGTGCCCGCCAGGTCCACCATAAGAGCATAAATTTACTTTGGTATTGTGTTTTTATGATGGGCCTGACACAGGATCGATTGGGTAAAGAGTATGAATAATGGCGCTCGGGAATGTAGAACCCGTAGGACAGAGGGCAAAGTGTAGTCGTTGTACCCATAGTACAAAAAGACGCTCTACTCGGTCGAAGAAACAAAAAACGTAAACGCAAACGACGAACTGTTCGCATTAGCAGCCTAAACACTGCTTAGGGTTTCGGTGGGTTTCCTCGTAACAGAATTACCCACCACTTTTAACATGGAGATTTGTATGGCCTTTAATGATAATTTATATGAAATAGTTCGTGGAGCAGTACCCGAAGTATTAACAAAACATTGTAATGCTGAATTTGAATTGCTACGTAAAACTATGTATTTACGTAAAAATATAAGCGAACACAATAAATTTGCATTCGGTGATTCTCAAGTTCCGCAAAGCTTTGCATATTATTCTGCACTAGTATTTGAAACTTTATCAGAAACACTACGCCCCACGGTTGAATCTGTTGTTGGTAAACCTCTATATTCTACATATAGTTATGCAAGAATTTATTATACTGGCGCAACGATGGCGCCTCATACTGATAGACCAAGCTGCGAATACTCTACGACAATTTGTATGTCTAATGACCCTGAGCCTTGGGAAATTTGGTTTGAGACAAAAGAAAAACAAGAAATTGCAATTTATCTAGAACCCGGCGATATGCTTGTATATAAAGGCGATGTACTTAATCATTGGAGAAATGAATATATGGGAAATCGACAATGTCAAGCATTTTTACACTATGTAGATAAATTTGGTAAATATCGTGATTTTAAAAATGATGGGCGAATTCACACCGGCATTCCGAAGAATGGTATATTTGAATGAGCACACTTAAAGAATTAACTGCAGAGATTCATGCAGAAGCAGAATCACAACCATTTATCAAATCTATTTTTGATGGCACCGTCGATCCTGTAGAATATGCAAAATATCTATATCAATTGGCACCTGTATATCATATTATAGAACGAGAAGCAACTGTCCATGGATTGCTAAAAGATATAGAAGATATTCGACGAGCACCTTTTGTATATAAGGATTGCGAAGAATTGACTCCAAAAGATACATTATTTGCGTATAATAAAGCTGCCGTGGAATATATCTCGTATTTACAAAGCAATGAATTTACTGAAGACCCTACAAAAATACTCGCACATTTATATGTTCGTCATATGGGAGATTTATTCGGCGGGCAAATGCTAGCAACCAAATTACCTGGAAGTTGCAGCATGTATAAATTCAATAATCTAAGAGAGCTAATTACAAAAATGCGAGAACGTATTGATGTAAGTTTAGCAGAAGAAGCAATCAAAGCTTTTCGATTCAACATCAACATTATTAAAGAACTATGATCTGGGATAAAATGGACCAGCTATCGTCTGGTATTATAGAAAAATTTTCTTCCTATAATAAAGAAGAATTACCTGCAGAATATGAACTTTCTGAACAAGGATTTACCTGGAAAAATTATATCTGGGAATCTCCTAAATTTCGTAGAGCACATATTGAAATTGTGGACGCAAGAGAAACTAAAAAGATGTGGATCATGCATATGTGCATCTTCCCCCATTATAATTCTCCCGATCCTATCTTTGGATTTGATATTGTTGCAGGACAATCTAAGATTACGGGGGCGTTTCATGATTTTTCCAAAATTGGTAATTCTGAACTTTATGATTGGTATCAAAATAAGATGATTGGATTGGCTTGGTCTAAACCTCGAGAACTTCCCGAGTGGGCAAGAAACATTTTTAGTCCTGCCATGCTTGCTGCGGGTAACATACAATCCGAAGATGAAGTTAACCAATTAATTAATGCGGGGCTTGACAACCTTGACTATTACCTATATAATGTAGGTAAGGTGAATGATAATGATGCCGATTTTAGATACATGCACAATTATTATTGTTCTAATCAAAAGAAAAATATACATACGCCGGCGATGATGATTAATTTTGGTATTGATAAAAATACCTTTATGAAATTTATGGATGATGTCTTATTTCAGGAACACAATGGATAATTTAGAATTAAACGACTCAACGATTATAACTAAGAAATTTAGATCACCGAACGAATTCTCTTTGTATATTGAAGAAAAAGTATACGCAGAAAAGCTTGGTTATATGGATGCGGTTATTTCATATTGTAAAGAGATGGATATTGAGATTGAATCCATCTCTAAGTTAGTTAATCAATCACTTAAGGATAAAATCCGTGTAGAAGCGGAAGATGCAAACTTTCTTAAGAAAACTGCAGCTTTGCCCTTTTAATATGTACGCAATGACCGAGTTTGATGTTTACAAAATGTATCTGGCACTAAAGCTACATTTTACCACAGACAAATATGATGTTGTCCAACAAAAGGGCAGAGTGCGAGCAAGCCAACAGGCTTTTGCTAAAAGAAAAGATCTCTTCAGTATCCGAAAAGTTGCAAAGACTTATACTGATGAAGAAGTTGCTCATTTTCTAGTTTCAAATTTTATCTCCGGTGATAGATGGGGCGGTATGTTCGACACCGATGCAGGTAACAGATATATTGAATGGAAAAAGAAGATACAAAGTCTATCTTACATTTTTACCAAGGATATAGATTTTTTAATTTCTTCATTGGAAGAAAAGAATCTAATATTTGAGGATGCTTTTATAATCGAGAAAAACAATCATCCATATATAATTAAAGCGTTTCTTCGTAAAGAGATTACATTAGAAACGTTAGTTATTCTCGAAAAGATTTATCCTTTCCTAGAAAATTTTGATGCTAATATACAAGATGAAGTTATGTGGCCAGATATTTCTAGGTTAATTAAAAAATATAAACCATTCTTAAAATATGACAAAGACAAGTTCTCTACAATCCTTAGACAAAGAATTTAAACATATGGATGTGGATGCAGCTAAGTTAAATGCCCTCGAAGAAGAATTATCCGAGGTCAAAGACTTATTGCATTTAACTATAGATTCTTTAAAACAAACACAAATATATTTAGTTCGATTAGCAAAAAATCAAGCAGATTTAACTCATCGAATTTCTAAATGGCCCTATATCGCAGTCGATTCTAATCAACCACCAAAGGAAGAAGGTACCCCCTCAGAGTAATATGTCTAGCAAAACTCGTAATTACAACTATGATGACGACGAAAACAATATGCGTCGTAATGCAAAAAAAGGTAAACCCAGGTTAGAAAAACATATAGACAAGCATAAAAAACTTATATATAATATAGCATCTTCTAAAAGGAGTGAGGAAGATGATTATTTTGATGATTCATATTATGGTTATCCTAATAATAAAAGCAAACTCCGTTAATACATCGTTCATACAACACATACATCGTTTATACGAAGGGAAATAAAAATGGCATTTCAATCACTAGCAGATCTACGCAAATCTCGCGGCGGCTTTGACAACCTTATGAAAGAGGTTGAAAAAATCGCAAATCCTCAGCAATCTAATTCTCGATCTGACGATCGCTTCTGGCAACCGGAAGTTGATAAGGCAGGTAATGGATATGCTGTTATTCGTTTCTTGGCGCCACCTAAGGGCGAAGAACTTCCTTGGGTTAGAGTTTGGAATCATGGATTCCAAGGACCTACAGGAAAATGGTATATTGAGAATTCTCTCACTACTCTCAATAAAGCAGACCCAGTTTCAGAATTGAATACTGAACTGTGGAATTCTGGTTCCGAAGCAAATAAAGAAGTTGCTCGTAAGCAAAAGCGTAAGCTAACTTACATTACCAACATCTTGATTGTTAAGGATGCTGCTCATCCCGAAAATGAAGGTAAAGTATTCTTGTATAAATTCGGCAAGAAGATCTTTGACAAAATTAAAGATGTCGCTGAGCCTCAATTCGAAGATGAGAAACCAGTTAATCCGTTTGATTTCTGGGAAGGTGCAAACTTCAAACTTAAGATTCGTAACGTAGAAGGTTATCGTAATTACGATAAATCTGAGTTCGATTCTGTAAGCCCAATCTCTGAAGATGATTCTAAGATTGAAGCAATTTGGTCTAAGCAATATCCATTGAAGGAATTCCTTGATCCTAAGAACTTTAAAACTTATGAAGAACTTAAGAAGAAGTTGGACATGGTTCTCGGCTTAGCCGGAGGTGCAGCTCCAATCAAGAAGGCTGAAGAAGTCGACTTGGATGAAGATGAAGCTCCAGTATGGCCCACAAAGACCACACCCAAGAAGGAAGAAAAAGCTCCGCCTAAGAATGTAGATATGGATGACGAAGACGATTCGATTTCATACTTCTCCAAATTGGCGGAAGACGATTAATTATCGAATGGCTCCGTACGAGCCTTGATATCGAGCCACCGAGGGATTTTGATTTCTCGGTGTTGCTTTAGGTAATATGACTTCTTGATTATTACTCACATTATTGACAGTACTTACATTAACCGGCCCTTGCGCCGGTTTTTGTCCATTTGTATTATCTTTTAATTGACCAAGTTCTTGTTCAAGCCCACCCATCGCATCGCCTATGTATGCTTGATTATTAGAAATTTCTCTTCTTTTTAATAAATCTCTTTCATCTTGGGCTTCCTTTGCTCGTTTAGCTCTTAGTAGTTCTAACGTATCATATGATGTATCTGCAGGTGCTTTTCTTATCTGCGGATTGAACACTCTGGCCTGTTGTCTTAAATCTCCACTTGCAAGAGCATCATCTTGTTCTTTCTTTAGTTTTCTTGCAGCATCGCCCTTTGGCCCAGGATCTTCCAATAATTTTTTATTTTC